AAACAATGGAAAATAATAAACAAAGCAGGTAATATAAAAAAATGCTGGCTACCTTTTAAAAAGTAAACAGCATGTATAATATTGCGCATGGTATTAACAAGATTGAAATTAAATTAAGACATTTTCAGGAGAGGAGGCTTAATCCTTTGAGACACAATATTATTGATAAATATTAATGAATATCAAAATTTGTCATCATAAAATGATTTTCTATAAAGAATTTTATTTTTATTTATAATGCTTATTTTCTAGTTAAATAAGGCTATTAATTCATTTTGATATTATTAGACCACATTGAAATCGTTTCTCATTTTTGAGATGGCTAGATTTTTCATTTTTGCTTCTACTTCGAGATCGATAATATTATTTTGCAGACCTAATAATTGTGGCATAGGTACGTAACTGATATAGTCGCTATGTTTACGTCTTTCGGTATAGTTGCCATTTTCTTGACCGGGTGTAGTATTACTGATATGTTGAAGTGGTTTGCAGCCTGTTTTATCCCATGTCATAGTTGCTAATTGGAAAGCTTCATCCATTGGGATGCCTGCATCATTAAATACATGGTGATGGGAGTCCCAGCATACTGGAACACCTGTTGCATCATGGATATTGATAAGTTCCATGAGGTTATAGGATGCTTCATCATTTTCTAGTGTTAGCCTAGATTTGATATGGTTTGGGAGGGAATTAATTACGGAGATAAGTTTAGAGGATCTATCTGATTTGCCGCCGTGGATATTGATTGCATTATCTGGGGATTGTGGTAGATTCATTTGATCGAATGTCCATGCGTGGTAATCTAGTTCCATGATGGATTTACAGACTACATCATCGCTATCACTGGATAGGACTGTAAATTGTCCTGGGTGTGTAGTGACTCTGATATTATTAATTTTGAATAGATTGCCGCAATGATTTAGCCTAGAGATTAGGAGGTCATCTTGTTTGGCGATATGATTATTGAATTCCCAGAGTGAGAAGATATTGCTTGACATACGGAAGCAATGGATATTATTTGCCACCAGTTTTGGGATAAGTTTAATGATTTCCTCTACGTTATTTCGGTAGACGTTTTGGATATATGCTGTATTATAGGCACCTGATTTGAATCTACCTAGTTGCATAGATTGTTCATTGATACTATTTTCGAATACGGTTGAGCCATCACGTTTTGTGCGGGGTTCAAGGAATTGGCAACAAAGACCGAGCATATCTGATTCAATCTTTCTTAGTGGGAGGTTATTACAGATATCCAGTATACCATAGATTGATTGGTGGGTCAAGGGATAAGAAATGATGATATCATTGTCTCTACCACTAGAGAAATGACACCATCATTTTAGTAATTGCCTTTTTAGTATCATTAAACGGCAGTTGGTAAATTTATTGGTAATAGGATTGGTAGGTTTTAGAAATGGTAGATATTATTAAAAATGTCTAATTGATGATTTAGGGGCATAGAGTGGCAATTGGAATAAAATGATATAAAATATCATTGTCTCTACCTCTAGAGAAAAGTACAATATTTTTATGAACCATTGATTTATGGGGTTAAAGTGGTATTGATAACAAACGATTGCAGATGAGTATTATTTCTCTAGAGGTAGAGACAATGATATTATTGGATTGATTAGGCTTTTTGTAATCTGGAGGTATCATCATCGACATTGCAGACACCTGAGACACAAGCTAATTCTTGTGATCCAGTAGTTGTGTCTTCTTTTTCGAATAGTTGTAGATCTTCCCACGAGATATTTTGTGGCATTTTATTTTTAAGATCTTGGTATTGTTCTGCGTTAATTTCTTGGTAGGGTGCTTGTCGGTAGGTATGTTCGGATGTTGGGAGGAATGATACTCCACCGATATTATCGAAGTTACGGAATACCCATGCACCGACATCAAGCCATTCGTCTTCACGGACATTGATTGTTACGGAAGGATTATGTTCTGTCCAGTGTTCACGATAAGTTTTCCAGAGTTCGAGGTGTTGGATTGCTGTTAGATTTTTTGTAACGACAGCGCCTTCAGGAGCTTTAATAGGGAAGCTGAAGATGGTTGTGGTATCTGGTTTCATTACATCTGGTTCTGCGGGCACTCCAGCGGCTTTAAGGAAGGTTGTGAGTGGATCTTTATTATCTGCTCTTACGGTACGGATATAATATTCTGAGTACCAAGGATGGATACCGCTGGATACTCCTACCAGTTGTGATACGGTTCCGGAAGGTTTTACGCAAGTGATTGCGGTAGAGGCTTGGATTCCTAATTTTTCTGCTTCGATTTTATTTACTTCTACGGCAGAAAGTCTTAGATCATCTAGGAGATTGGCAAGTTCTGTACCATTGGTTGAAGTAAGTTTATTGCCGAAGATTCCTGTGAGTGATACTCCAAGGAGTCTTTCTTCTTCGCAGTTAGACTTCCATGATTTACGGATATATTTAAAATTGGTGAGAGAAGACTGCCATGTTCCGAGGATTGTTGCAAGTTTAATTTTACGGATTAGATTTTCTTTGGTATCTGTTTCATGGATGACAACTTCTGTGAGGTTGCAGAATTGTAATGATCGGAGGAGGATTTCTGCACAAGGATTTGTTCCATGAACTTTGGAGGAGTCCCGGCGACCGAATTTATCTATATGTTTTCTGACGGCATCGACGTTGAATATTCCACGTTCGCCTGATTTAGATTCATAGAGGTTTCTCCATTCACGGAGGAACTGTGCTGTATTTGGTTTGCTGGTATATGTGGAGGAATTATTAGCAAGTGCTCTTTGTCCTTGAGTTTCCCACCATTGTCCACTTTTAGCTTTTGCCATTTCGAAATCATCTAGATTTGATAGGGAAATGAGAGCGGATCGTCTGACGCCACCGACGACGACCACTTCACCTACTTTGCACATGATATCATGTGCTTCGATTGATTTTAGTTTGCGACCACGGGCATTTTTAAAGATTTGTGTGGTGAAACGGAAAAGGTCACGGAGTGGTTCTGGTCCTGATGCTCTTCCGCCGAAAGTTTTAAGACGAGCACCTGCTGGTCTTACTTTAGTTGTATCCCAGTTAGGGATTTGTCCTTGAGAGAGCAGAGCGATTAATTCTTTATAAGCTTTTGCCCAACCTAGTTTAGAATCTTCGACAATGATTGTAGTTTCTGTTGCGAAGAATTCTTCAGCGATTACTGGGAGGGAGTTAATAAATTTTTGTTCTACGGAGAATCCTACACCAGTACCATTCATGAGGATATACATAGTTTCATCGAATGCACGGAGGGATTCTACGGCGATGAAGGAGCAATTATAGGCGCAGATATTATCTATGTCCATTGCTGGTCCTGCTGCCATGAGAGCACGCATTGATGGCATGATTTCATGGTTTAGAATTGCTTCTTTAATTTCATTAAAGATTGGTTCATTACCTTTATGATTATAATTTGCCACAAGATGTTTAGTCATGAATGAAATATAACGTTCTGTGGTTTCTGTCCAAGTTTCTCGGCGTGATTTATTATCTAGCCATCGAGCATATCTGGAAGTGTGGATGAAATTTTTATATGAATCTGCGATAAAACCTTTTGAATCAATGATAGTCATTTTATGCCTTTCTAATTTAATAAATGTTTATTAGCCGCCAAGTTTTGTTAGTTGTAAATTTTCTTTACTTCTTTTGATTGCGGCTTTGAATCTGCTTACGGTATCATCTTGAATTCTTTCTTTTTCCATATCAATATCTTGCTGCATAGATCCTACTTCGTCATCGCTGAGCACCCTTAGTTTGCTTCGAGCGGTATCCAGATGAATTTTGAATGGGATTCCATCGATACCGAATCGGTTTTTTGCGATGAACATTGTTCCGAATCCTGTAGATTTTTGCGTGCTCATTCTCTGCAAGCCAAGAACGAAGTCTGCTTCAGCAGCTTGTCCATATGATTCTGCGAGATTTGTTAGATCGACGATATCTGATTTTGCTCCTTCTTTATTTGATTGGAGAGCTGTCCAGACAGGCACGTCGAGTTCTTTCGCCATTTTACGAATCTCTTGGATAACGAATTGCATTTCTAGTCGTGGAAGGTCATACTTCTCGGTTGACCGAATAATTCCAGCATAATCGATAATGATTAGATCGGGGCGAATACCTTTATATGTTAATTTTTCAACATGTGATTTAATATTATTGCAGGTGATCGACCGTGCTGGGAATTCTTTAATGATCAACCTTCCCATGTGATCACGATTTGCTTCAAAGTATTCTTTAATTAGATCCTTGGCATCTGAGCAGTCAGATGCGCTAATTTCTGTAAGATGGCTATCATAACGGATTCCAACATATCGTTCATTTAATTCCATTGTGTAATGGAATACATTTTTTCCTTGCAGTAGAGCTTGAGCGCCAAAGTGTGTTAGCAAATGTGATTTACCAACGCCGGATGGAGCACAGACGATACCGATTTCCCCTGAACCTAATCCTCCTCCCATGACTTTCTTTTCATCCAGTTCTGGGATACCTGTTTTAACTGCATGGCGAAATGTTTCTGAGTAGCGAGAATCGATATCATTTACGTAGTCATGACCATTTGACGAAGCCATCCCGGCTGCGATAGCATTTTTCATGATATCGACTACTGTTTCATATTTGTCTGTGAGGATAATGTCTACAGATTCTGACAGTGCTTTTTTGAGCATTTGCTGTCGGCAGAAGGTAAAGGCTTTTTCTTTTACCCACGGCAGATCATTACCGTTTTCATTTCGGATAACTTTTTGTAAGAAGCCGTAGCATTGTTCACGGATGACAAGATCCTGATTATTGCTTAGCTCATCTTTAATAATTGTAATCATTAGATCTAGTGTTGGAAACTCTTTATATGAGTGATAGTAATTAATGAATTTACTTGCGATCATTTTAAGATAAATTGGTTCAAGACATTCGTCCACATTAAATACTTCTATAAACTGTGCTGCCCAGATTCGATCTGTGAGTAGCGCTTGGAGAACTTTTTCTTGGAAAGCTTTTCCTAAAGTTGAAAAGAATACTGGATTATTGCCTGATGACATTTATTTTCGCTCCGATTTGGTTAGGGTTGTTATGACTGAATGTATACTGTAGAAAAACTTTTATAAACCTATTGTTGCGATTACTCCAAGAGTGGTAAGTCTAACTATAGTGCTCTTGGAAAGTTCCAGAAAATTATCGAAGTAGCGTTTTAGCATATAAAAACGCCCGGTCGATGTCCTCAGATAATGGAATATCGGCCCCCACGAAGGTTTTAATATAGTCTAGTTTATTACATTTTGGATTAAATATTTCTAGCTGGTAGTCTATTTTAGCAATCTGCGTAGAGGCCAAGCAGGACGTATCTAGAAACATTAAACGCCAGTTTCTCTCGATGATATCTGTGTGACTAATAATGTCACTAAAGCATTTTGGAGCTTTTTTGTTTTCGGATAATAGTTTGGTTGCTTGATTTTTTATCCACTCAAGGTTTAGATCGACATCTTCTCTTTGGAAATCTGGGAATCTATTAGCAATTGTTTTAAGACCTATACCCTGAACGCCGTCTAGGTTATCTGATGTATCACCGACAATACTTCGTGCGAGTGTGAAATTTTTTGCTGATATGGCAAAATTATCTAAAACGTATTTAGAATCAATTAATATTTTTCTTCCTGGGTCAAATATTCTTACATTTTTATCTTCTAGCAATTGATAGAAATCTTTATCGCTGGATACGATTATTTTTGTTTGATCATTCGTTTGGAATTTCCTTTTCACTAGATATCCGATAACATCATCGCATTCTGTATCTGCCACATAGACTTGACAAACAGGAAGATGACCGAGGATTTTTGTTAAAAGCTGTAATTGGAAAAGTTTATTTTTTCCATCTGACGATGCAATATATTTTCCATCATTGCGATAAACATCTTGCAAAGCTTTATTGGTTGCACGATTTGCTTTATAGGCTGGGTATATATGTTTTCTTCTTTGTGATGCGCCACCTTGTTCCCAGACGACATAGACGGATTCTGGTTTTAATTGATTGATATATGAGCCAAGTGCTTTAACAAAGCCGACCACCCCTCCAACAAGATCGCCGCCAGCAGTTATAGTTTCATTTACACAAAAATGCCGCATGAAAACATTAAATGAATCGATAACTAAAATTGGTTTGGTAATCATACAAGTTCCAATTCTTTCTTTTTCCAGTTTTTGGAATGGAACACAAGGAATCCTATATCACCATTAGCCATTAGGATTTTAGAATATAGGCTTGTACCTTTAAGAAATACTTCATCGCCTTTGCAAATAATGTATTCTCCAAGATGAACGCCTATGGGATCACCAATATTATATTTTACAAAGTAGCTATGGTCCCAATCTTTCCAAAAATCATCTTGATGTAATTCATCGATTAATCTATTATCAATCTGTAAATCATCGTATTTGTATATCATATATTGTTCTGGTACATAACCCATAGGATAAAAAATTGTTTGAATGCAGTCGAAATCAAAATCCTCTGTCAAGTCCCACCCATCTAAATTAAAACTAGCAGAGCGATTGCGATAAGGCTTTACTTTTAATCCTTTAATTAAAGTACCAGCCTTAATACTGATAAGATCTTTTAAAAACATTATCAGACTCCGCTGGAGCCAAATCCAGCTGAACCACGGTCTGTGTCTGCAACCGAGTCAGTCTCCTCGAAAACAACAGACATTGAAGGGGTATTGGCAATAATTTGTTGGATTACTAATTGTGCCACCCGCTCACCATGATTAACAACATAGGGTTCTTTGGAGAAATTAGCCAGCACTACACCGATTTCTCCACGATAATTAACATCTACTGTTCCGGTAACGGGAAATATAAGTTTCCTTGATAGACCACTTCGTGATCTAATGTCAAGAAAATATTGCGTACCATTCATGCCATTAATTGGACAGTCAGCTAATTGTAACCCGGTTCGAACAGTTGTAACTTCCCCCGGCGGTAAAACTGTTTCTTCAACAGCGTAAATATCAAATCCTGCATCTCCATAATCGTGAGCGGATTTTGGTAACATCGCACTTGGATGTGTTTTAATAAATTTAATTGTTAATTGTGGAATTGATGGACCGGTTTGTGAAGTAATTGTTTGCATAATTTCCTTGTCTGTTAAGGATGATAGCAATACAAAATCTTAGAATCAAGCGATTGAAAAAATAAACAAAAAAAGGGAGGCACATTTCTGTGCCTCCCTACTTTAACCTATTTGGTCGATTACCTGATTATTTGCGGGTACGTGGCTTAACAGCCTTGGTGGGAGTCGGTGCTGGTGCTGGTGCTACTGCTGCTGCTGCTACTGCTACTGGTGCTGCATTTGCAGAGGCGAGTACTCGCACAAGCAGATCCTCGATATATGGGTGAGTCTTAAAGAGGTTCTTGCGATTAACATTGACCGCTTTCCAAGCACCCATCAAAACTTCAGCGGGAGAATCATGCATATACTTGCCATAGTTCTTAGCATCTTCATCAGACATTTCATGGGTTTTCAGGAGATGATCCAACTTGCCCATGATTTCAATAAACTTCTGATGACGCTTTGCCTCATCCTTTGGAAGCCGCTTCACAACTGATGACCAATCCTTCAATACATCTTCCGCAGAGATATCAGCCGCACGCTCCTTGTAAAAGTTCCAGTAAGCATTTGCAGCCTCGAAGCCAACCATAGATGCTGCCATATGGCAGAAGAGAACATCGTTACACTCCTTGTAAAGACCAGCATACTGAAGTTCTCCATCAAGATTACCCCAAGCACGACGGTCTGGGTACTTCTTATTTGGCTCGCAAGTATCCTTAAATTCAAGGTAGCGTGGATTGCTACGGATGAATTCTGACAGAGCGGGATGGCAATTGTCACCAGCCCAAGCGATCCAATCCTCAAGCGTCGGATCAAGGTCAACTACTGCATAACGGCTAATTGCCGCAGGGTCCATTGGGGTAACATCATACTGATCTCCGATGTTGACCGCAACCATCACCCGTGTTTCTGCATGAAGCAGGTTGCCATCAAAAGCCTTAGAATCCGCAAGCTGGAAAGTCGCTTGCTCTACACCCTTGATTGCTCGGTTAAGCTCATCAAGGAAGAGGATTGAAGGAAACTCGCAAGTACCCAGCAACCACTCACACGCACGGAACACCGTACCTCCACGGTTGCCTTCAAATGGAATACCAGTGATATCGCCCTCAGTCATTTGTGAGAGTCGGCGTTCAATAACAGGGATGCCCATGTCATGATGCCAGAGGCTACGGTCGCAACCATCATACTTTGGATCAGTGCCATTCTTCTTCCAGAATGATTCTACCATCTTACGGAATCCAGATTCCTTGATAAAGGCGGCAGTTACACGCTCACAGTTACCGTGCTCCTTATAGAAGTCTGAACGATACTCTCCGGCAATTTGGTAAACAACTTGCGACTTACCGATACCATGACGACCACGAAGCATGGTCGCACGGTTTGGCGAAAAGCGAGTGAACAGGCGCTTTGTGGACTTGATATCGAGGCTAAGTGCTGCGAGAGACATATTGTTTCCTATTTCTTTCTTTTGTTGTTTGGTACTTCTTGCTTACAAACCCAATCTATCAGATCACCGGGAGAGAGTCAAGCCATTCTTTTTCCATCTCGTTTCGTTTTCCTGTTCTTGCTGTTCTGCCAACTCTACAAAATGTTCTTTGTAGGTTCGCTTATACATAGCTGGATTACAGTCACAACAGAGGAATTCGATTGGTTCGCCTCCAATATAGATCATTGATCCATTTTTTACTTTCCGGCAGCAATCGCATTTCTCTTTATCTAATTTTGTTTGTTGTGGCATAGTTTGGAAGTCTAGCATCTATAAAATGGATATGCAAGAACATGTTGCGCTAAGAATCCTTTTGACTTCTGCTCTGAGTGCCTGTATAGTGCATACATGAGTGAAAATACAGACACGACAAACAAAGTTACTGAACTAGACGTTCGGCATGAGCCAGACCCAGCAGTTGACCCTGCTGAATACGGGTTTGGACGTGATTTCATTGAACTTATGCAAGCAGAGCCATTTCTAGGTGGCATGAGTATGTATATTCCAAAAATCGCTGATTGGAAGGTTGATACTGCCTATGTAATGTGTGATAGGAACGGAAACATTAAGATGGGGTTTAACCCTGATTTTATGCGTGGATTGCCACCAAAGCAGCGGCAAGGTGTCCTAATGCATGAGCTGTTCCATGTGGCTTTTATGCATATTACGGAACGTGCTATTGCCGATCGCAAGCGTTCACGTCTATGGAACGTCGCAACTGATCTCGCCATTAATAGCATTATTGGTGAAGATAAGCTGCCATCATTTTGTCTGATGCCGGGACGTGCTCCTAAGACTGATGATCCTAAACTTGCGGAACTTATCAAGAGCTTCCCTAAGCTTGAATCTTCGGATTGGTATATGGCACGTCTTGAGCAGTATGCTAAGGATAATTCCAAGACTAATGGCGAGGGTGAATATGTGCTAGAGATTGGGAATGAGAATGGCGAAACTCTTGATGGGCATGGTAATTGGGGAGATGCCCCTGACGAGCTTCGTGATATTATGCGGGAGAAAGTCCGTGATTTGATTGAGAAAGGAGTTAAGAATGCCCAGCGTAATGCTTCATGGGGTTCTATTCCTTCGGAGATTTCTTCTGAGATTGAGCGACTTCTGAAGAATGAACTTGACTGGAAGGCAATTCTTCGGATGTTTATTGGGCGTGCTCGTTCGATGGATCGTTACTCCACAGTAAAGCGTATTAATAAGCGTATGCCTTATCTTTTTCCGGGAGTGAAGCGTACCACTGTTGCTAATGTTCTCTGGGCAATTGATCAATCTGGCTCTGTTAGTAATGAGGATGTCCAGCGTGGTTTGGCTGAAGCCTATGCTTGCAGCCGTGAATCACAAATTGATGTTGTAAATTTCGATACTGAGATTGATGAGTCGTCATTTTATTCAGTTAAGAATATGAACAATTTTAAGTGGAAGCGTACTCGAAATGGTGGCACTGATTTTGATTGCGTGCAGCGATACTTGAATAATCCCAAGCATCGTGGTAAGTATTCCGCAGTGATTATCTTTACTGATGGTTATGCTCCTAAGATGGGAGCAATTGTAGGAACCAAGGTTCTATGGGTAATTACAGAAAATGGAGATGCAACGAATACTCGCCCCGGTGATCTAGTGGCAAAAATTGGACCAGAAAAGACAATTAAGCGTGTTTGATCAGTTTTCAAATAATTCAATACTACTTATCACTTTAATCGTATCCATACTTATTATTTATTTTATTTACAAAATTATCTTAACTTAACATATTACCAACTCGATAGAAAGAAGGGCAACTAAACACTGCCCTTCTTTTTTTTTACTATATACATCAATGAGGAATAATGTTATTAAACATCAAAGAAGCATATACAGATAAGATCGTTCTTAAACGCATCGTCTATGCCCATAAAATTAAACCAACTAATCCTGTTGCAGAAATAAACGAAGACCTCTACAGAGAGTGTAGGGAGGCTTTAAAGGCATGTTTGGCTTATGATGGGATTGGCATAGCAGCAAACCAGATTGGTATTCAGAACAGCTTTTTTATTATTAGGCATAGTAGTAATACCGAGAAATATCGTGTTTATTTTAATCCAAAATATAAAGCCACAGGTGAGGATGGCCCAGCAGAGAAGGAAGGATGTTTATCCGTTCCAAGGGTTGAATTATTAGTTAAGCGGCCAACAAAAATTAAAGCTAGCTGGATGGATATAGTCGATGGGCAGTTTGTTCCTGTAGAAGATATTTTATCTGGCGATGAAGCTCGTGTTTATTTACATGAGATTGATCATTTAGTTGGAATGACTATTATTGATCGAACTTGTGAATTAAACCGTGATGGCAAAAGAGAATTGAAGAAGCTGTTACAATATCAATAATATTCATACTTATTCATTATAGCAAAGGAAGCAGTATGATTTTTAAAAATACCAGAGGCAATGATTTCTTTTTGTCTGAACTTACGCCAAGGAGATTTAAAGACCCGCCAAGACCTACCCCTGTAAGACGCACTCCAGAAAGAATACTTCCACCTTCAGAAATGCTTGCAGAACCAGAAAAGCTTGCAGAACCAGAAAAACATGGTATAATTCATGTAGGTGGTAATAACGAAGAGTTATTTAAAAATATGGATGAAGAAACAAGAATAGCAATTGGTAAAGTTCTTGAATCGGAATTGCTTAACAAGCTTATTCCTTTGGGAAAGATAGAAGTACCAACTAGACAAGAAGACATGTATCAAAAAATAGATGGATTTATTACCTTTGAAGACCCAGAACTTAAAAGTCAATTTCCCGATAGGACTTCAATACAAATAAAAAAAAGAACTCAAGACCGTGATGATATTGTGTTTGAAGTTAAAAAAGATTTTGATCGGAATGTTATGGGAAGAGATATGAAAGGTAAATCCGTTTTATATATTGTCGGCCAAAAGAGTGGAAACATAGGAATATTCCTAACAGAATACTTAAAACAAATTGCTTCGACGCTTGAAGAACGATCAACAAAAATGTTGGATATTTTCCTAAAAAAGAGTAGCGAAGAGATGGAAAATTTAAATATTTACCATAAACTTACAAAG